GCCCGCCCTGGCTGCGCACCTGGTCACGGAAATGAAGGCCGCCAAGTACGTGAGCGCCGCGCCCGTTGAGGCCGAAGAAAAGCCCAAAAAGACCCGCAAGGCGAAAGCCTGAGACACAACCCGCAACCGAGAGACTCATCATGGCTGAACTTATTGCATCAGGAACTGCGGAAGCTGATTCCGCTGATTTCACCCTGGCCGCCGGCGACCAGGCAACGCTGTTTTTGAAGGATGCGGCTGGAACCACGGTCAATCCTCATGGTGTTGCCCAGGTTCACATCAAAAGCGCTGATGGCGAGTACTTCATGGTCGGGAAGCTGGACACCTCCGAGCCCGCCAAAGTTCTTTCCGCGCCTGGCACCTACCGCGTGCGCAGGCTGGCGGCTGCGGTTGCGTACGGCGTCGACAAGGTCTAAGCCGCCATGCTGCTGCAAAGCCTGCTGCGCCCGGTGCTGACGCCGATCATGCGCGGAATTTTTGATCCGGCGCAGTCCGTCTCCGCCGCATGGTCCCCCCTGTCCCTCTGGCCCGACGGCATCAGCAGCGCAGGCATGTGGATCAGCCCGCGCACGCTGACCTCGGAGTGGCAGGACTACCGCGGCACCACGCCGGTAGCCACGCCGGGCACGGTTGCGGACTCTGCGAATCCGGTGGGGTTGGCGTATGACTTGAGGGCTGGAACGCCGGTGCTGGGGCTGGAACTGGTGGTGAATGGCGACTTCAGTAGCGGGATGGCGGGGTGGACATTGGCGGGATACACGACCGCCGGAACGCCGTCCGGCGGGTCTGTGCGGTTAAGCGGAATTGCACCCGGCACAAACTTCAACACTATTGCGTATCAGATCGTCGCTGTAGCAGCAGGCAAAACTTATGCAGTCACCTTCCCGTCTTCCATTGCGGCGGGCGACGTCGGAATTGGGCTTTACGCATCAGGCAGTTCAGGGGCAAATATTGGCGCAATAACCGGTACGCAGACGATTCATGTGGTCGCTATATCTGCCACTCTTTCGCTGACAGTTTACGCTTGGAATGGAGCATCGACAGACGTTCCCTTCGATGTAACTGTTGGACCCGCGACAGTCAAAGAAGTCCCCGGCAACCACATGCTCCAAAGCACCTCTGCGGCGCGGCCATTGCTGTCGGCTTATGACGGGCAGACGCTGGGGCCGGGCGATACGTATGACTCGGCGGGATACCCGGTCTTCCAGCTTTACGACGGCGTGGACGATGGCATGGCGACGGCAGCATTCGCCGCTGGCACGCTGATCGACGGCATGGACTGCATGATTGCGGTGCGGCGGGATTCGGCGGCTGCGACATATCTGATTTCCGACACAGGCTCGCGGGGTTTCTTTGAGTGGGCGTCAGGGGACACAAACCGTCCGGATGTGAGCGCAGGCACGCCGACCTACTACGTTGACGGGGTTTCCTGCACGGCGACACGCGGGGCGCTATTCACGGCTCTGACTGCGGGCGATTGGCACATCCTTGAGGCGCGTGGGCTTGACCTGTCAACGTGGACTGCCTTGGAAGTCTCCAGCCTTGTCTCGTACCGGCTCAACGGCCCACGCGGCGACATCCTCCTGTACCCCAGCACCGCCAGCACAGAAGACAAGGACGCGGCGCGGCAGTACCTCGCTGACTATTACGGAGTGACACTGCCATGATCAAGTCTCGCACCATCATCATCCCCGCGTCCGTGCAGCCCAACGCACGCGCCCTGTGCAAGGGACTCGCAGGCGTCGCAGGCGACGGCATGTTCACGACCGGACTGTCTGCCACGGGCAAGGCACCGGCCACGCACTACATTTCGTCCGGCCCCATCAGCCATGACATGGCCGCGCTGCTGCCGTGCAAGACGGTCACAACCGACAAAGACGGCAAGGCCACCGTGACCACGGCACCGGGTATGCCTGATGCCGTGCCTGCGCTGGCGACCAAGGCTGGCCTCAGCACAACGAAGACCAAGATCACCGCGCTGTATGCGTCGATTGATGTGAGCGACCAGCCGCCGTTCGAGGCGATGGCGCGGCTGGGGTTGCAGATCGTGCAGGTGCCGCCGCCATGACGCCCGCCACGCTCGCCGCCACGCTGCTGATCGTCGCCACCCTGGCCGACATTGCCAGCACGGAATACGCGCTGCGCCGTGGCTTGTCCGAGGGCAACCCGGTGGCCGCCAAGCTGATGGCCGTGTTTGGAAAGTTCTGGGGCCTGCCCAAGCTGGCCCTGGCGGCGTGGATCTTCATCGAACGATCCGACGAGTGGGCGTGGCTGATCGCCGCGCTGGCCGTGGCGCTGCTGGTGATCGCGGCGAACAATGTGCGGATGGCAAAAAAAGGATGAATCAATGAGCACCCGCATCGTCACCGAACCGACCGTCGAGCCGATCACGCTGGCCGAAGTCAAGACGCACCTGCATGAGGACTTGTCCGACGCGAGCAACGACGCGCTGATCACCACCCTTATCGCCGTCGCCCGCCAGGCCGCAGAGCACCGCACCCAGCGCGCCCTGATGCTGCAGACGCTCGAGCAGACGCTTGACGCCTTCCCGGTGGCCACCGACACCAACCCGCTGGCCGCCATTGTGCTGGAAATGCCGCCCGTGGTGGACGTGACCAGCGTCACCTACACCGACGCGGACGGCGCCACGATCACGCTCTCGAACACGCTTTACACGCTGGATGCCGCCCGTGAGCCCGCCCAACTGGTGCCGTCCTACTCCGCTGGGAAATGGCCCGCCACGCAAGGCAGCGTCGCCGCCGTGCGCGTGCGCTACCGTGCCGGATACAGCACCAGCGCAACAGCCAGCGTCGCACAGGCCGCCGTGCCGGCCGCCATCCGGCAATGGATGCTGCTGGCCATCGGCGACATGTACGAGCGCCGCACCGCCAGCGGGGAGCGCCCAGCCGTGCGGCACGACTTCGTTGATGCGCTGCTCGACCGCTACCGCATCTGGAGCCTGTGATCATGGCCGCCTATGTGGTCGACCCCGGCGAGCTGACCGAGCGCGTCACCCTGCAAAGCCGAAGCACGGCGCAGGACGCCTATGGCCAGGCCACCATCACCTGGACCGACGTGGCCACCGTGTGGGCGCGGGTGCGGCCGGTGAGCGGGCGCGAGTTCTTCGCCGCCGCCCAGGTGCAGCAGGAGCAGACCGTGAAGGTGCTGGTGCGCTACCGCACCGACGTGCTGCCCACCTGGCGCCTGGTGTGGCAGGGCCGCGCGCACGACATCACCGGCGTGCTGCCCATCGGGCGCGAGTGGACCGAGATCCTGTGTCTGCAAGGGGTGAAAGATGGCCGCTGATACCGTCCAGGTCAAAGGCCTTGATGAGCTCAAGCGCAAGCTGGCCGACGTGCCCAAGGCCCTGCGCAAGCGTGTGCTGCGCAACGCCCTGGCGGCAGGCGCCCGCGAAGTGCGAGACGTGGCCAAGCGCAACGCCCCGGTGCTCACGCTGGGCACGTCCATGAAAGCACCCTACCGCAAGCCCGGCACCGTGCGCGACGCCATCCGCGTTCGCACCAGCAAGGCAGACCGCAAGGCCGGCGACGTGGGCGTGTTCGTCAACGTGCGCCCGGCCAAGGCCGGTGCCCGGGGCGCCAAGAACCCGAACGACCCGTTTTACTGGCGCTGGCTGGAATTCGGCACCAAGAAGATGTCCGCACGCCCATTCCTGCAGAAGTCCATCAGCGCGCTGCCCAAGGCGCTGGGCATTTTCGAGCAGCGCATTGCCAAGTGGATCAATGAGACCGACGCCGCCGGAAAGGCCATCCCATGAGCGCCGCCACCGACCTGCAGGCACTGCTGCTGGCCACCAGCGCCGTCACCGCGCTGTGCAGCACGCGCATCAGCGCCGACCGCATGGAGCAGGCCGCTGCCACGCCCTTCATCGTCTACACCGGCACCGCAGAGCCACAGCGCTCGCTGGACGGCACGATCCACGGCACGCGCACGGTGTTCGAGATCCAGTGCTGGGCCTCCACCCGCGCCGCAGCCGATGCCCTGGCCGCCGCCGTGATGGCCGCGCTCGATGCACAGCACCAGTACTGCTCCGGCCCGGTGGCCGGGTTCGATGCCGAGCTTGACCTGGAGGCCGCCCTGTTGACGTGTGATTGGTGGAGCTGACCGCCCGCTGATCCGCCCCTGTTCCGCAAGCCCGCATCGTGCGGGCTTTTTTGTTCCCCCGTTGCCCGCCAAGAGTGGGTTTTTTTCGTTCCCTGAAAGGCAAATCATGAGCACTCAAACCGGCCGCAACGTCCGCGTCGAAATCGCGGCCACGTATGACACCGCCAAGACGGTCTCCGCCGTCACCAAGGCAAACCCCGGCGTGGCATCGTCCACCGGCCACGGCATGGCCAACGGCACCATCGGCTACTTCAGCGACACCACGGAAGGCATGAACGAGCTGGCCGGCGGCGCCTTCAGCGTGGCGAATCAGGCCACCAGCACCTTCGAGCTGCAGGCCGAGAACACCACCTCATACGGCACCTTCACCAGCGGCACCTTCACGCCGGTGCTCACCTGGAGCACGTTGAGCACCGCCACCAGCTACAGCATCGGCGACGCCGCAGCAGACCAGATCGACACCACCACCCTTCTGGACCGCCTCAAGCAGTCCGAGATCGGCCTGCTCGCCTCGCAGACCGTCACCATCGAAGGCTTCAGCGATCCGCAGTCTGCCGCCGCGCTGCTGATCCGCGCCGCCGCGCTGAACGTGTCCTATGTGGTCGTTCGCATCACCCTGAGCAACGGCGAGCGCCGCATCTTCCGCGGCATGCCCTCGCTGCCGGGCGAGTCCATGAGCGTCGGCCAGAAAGCCACGGGCAGCCTGACCTTCGCGGTGAAGGGCAAAGTCGGCATGCTGGTGAGCGCATGACCCCAGCCGAGCGCCTGATTGCCCAGATCAAGGCCCAGCGCCTGAGCTGGGTGGAGCTGGAGCCGGCAGCGGATGGGCGGGCGGCCAAGCGGGTGCAGATCACCCGGCCGCCGGAGAACGACGTGGCCGCCTTCGTGAGCCAGACCCCGGAAGGCCTGTTTACTCTGGAGGCTAGCGCCGAGCATGTCACGAAGTACGTTACCGGCTGGGACGGCATCACCGAGGCCGACCTGATCGGCCCAGCAGGCAGCAGCGATGCGGCCGAGTTCCACCCTGACCTCTGGCGCATCGTCGTTGAAGACCGGCTGGAATGGATGCGGGCGATTGCGCGGGCGCTTCTCGACGCCATCCTGGCGCACCGCGCGGCCAAGCTGGAAGACGAAAAAAACTGATAGCCCTGCTGGACGCCACCAGCGGCGTTCAGTACGAGGGCGAACAAGCGCCGGAACCTGCGCCGCAACACCTGACAGCCTTGCGCGCATGGCGAATGCTGTCCAACGGAATGGGTGGAATCGACTGGGCGGGCCTGCCCATCGTGGCCGACATGCTGGGCATTACCGATCCGCAGGCGTTGATCGAGCACCTGACCCTGATCAAAGCCTACAAACCGAAAGAAAACAATGGCACTGGCAACCCTATCGATTGACCTTGTTGCAAAGGTCGCCAGCTTCGAGAAAGACCTGCAGCGCACCGTCAAGGTTGTGGAAAGCAGCTCGCGCGAGATGGGCGACGCCATTGGCCTGGTGAAATCCGGTCTGGCCGGGCTGGTGGGCGCCTTCAGTGTTGGCGTGGCGGTGAACTTCGTCAAGTCCACCATCAACAGCGTTGACGCGCTCAACGACCTGAAAGACGCCACAGGCGCCAGTATCGAAAAGCTGAGCGCTTTGGAAGACATCGCCCTGCGCAATGGGAACAGCGTGGATGCCATGGCAGACAGCCTGGTCAAGTTCAACAAGGTATTGAACGAAGCCAAGGCCGGCAGCGATCTGGACAAGACGCTTAAATCCATCGGCCTGAATGCCGACGAGCTTCGCAAGATGGACCCGGCCGATGCCCTGCAAAAGACGGCACAGGCGCTGGCGGGTTATGCCGACGACGGCAACAAGGCCCGGCTGATCCAGGATCTGTTTGGCAAGTCCATCCGCGAGGCGGGTCCATGGCTGAAAGACCTTGCTGAAGCGGGCAAACTAAATGGCACCGTCACCAAGGATCAGGCCGACGAAGCCGAGCGCTTCAATAAAGAATTGGCCAAGCTGTCCAAAAATTCTCTGGACGCATCCCGCTCGCTGATCGGAAATTACCTTCCTGCGCTCAACGCAATTCTTGAGGCCTACCGCACGGGCGGCTTTGTGGCCGGCACCAATGCCGTGGGCAATGCCTTGTTTGACTGGGAAGGCTCCCAGCAGCGCAAGAGCATCAAGAACATGCAGAAAGACCTGGAGGATCTGCGCGCCCAGGAATCCGGCATCACGCTCGACGTGTTCGGCGTCAAGGGCAAGGTACAGGCCGAAATCAAGGCGACCGAGGCCGCGCTGAAGGCGGCGCAAAACGCCTATTACAAGCTGAGCAACGTGCAGGGCGGTCGTGGCACCGTAAACCCGGCCAGCGTGGATGCTCGCGTGAGCGCGCCAGCACCGTCCAGCAAGGGGAAGCCTGGCAAGAAGGTATCCGAGGAAATAGATGCAAATGCTCAGTCGCTGGCGCAATACGTGCACAGTCTGGAAAAAGCCACCGAAAAAACGCTTGAACTTTCAGAGGTCGAAAAAGCCCGCATTTTCCTGACCACCATCGGCACCACCGGAGAGATCGCCCAGGTGCAAGAGCTGGTGCTCGGCATGGCCAAGCGCATCGACCAGGAGAAAGAGCTGGGCGAACTGCTCAAGCTCAAGCGCGCGGCGGCCACGGCTGCGGGCGATGCGGTGAACAAGGAAAACGAGTTCTTTGCCAGCGCCATTGCTGGCACGCCCACCGCCAAGCTGGAAAAGCAGCGCGCCGACATGGCGAAGCTGGCCGAGGGATTCCAGAGTGGCGCCTTTGGCAACCCCGACTCAGCGGCCGCCGTGCAACTCTACGGCGAGGCCGCCACCGCCATGCTGGGCAACATCAGCGACGGGGTGGTCAAGGTCGAAGGCGACTTCGACAAGCTGGGCGCCACCTTTGCCAGCAGCCTGGAAGACGCCATCGTCAAGGGCGAAGGCTTGCGCTCCGTCATTCAGGGCCTGGGGCAAGACATCCTGCGCATCACGGTGCGCAAGACCGTCACGGAGCCGATTGGCAATGCCGTCTCCGGCCTGTTCTCGGGTTTCAGCCTGTCCAAGTTGTTCGGCTTTGCCGAAGGCGGCGTGATGACGGGCGCCGGCCCACTGCCGCTGCGCCGCTATGCCAGCGGGGGCGTGGCCTCGTCGCCGCAGCTGGCCATGTACGGAGAGGGCAGCGTGCCCGAGGCCTTCGTGCCTCTGCCGGACGGCCGGCGCATCC